ATATCATTGCGTGATCCAAAGACTAAACAAGAAACCAAATACTGGGCTCCTTATCAGGAGTGGACAGCTTGGCGTCAGTGGTATGAACGTATTGATAGGATGGGATTGTATTCAAAATACAATGCTTTGTCAGACGGTACAATTAATCTTAAGGGTGCAAATGGTCGTCCTGTTCCAATTGGTGCAGGTATTCTAGAACAGATTTCCCCAGCAAATAAACGTTATTATACAACTCTTACTCTCGACACACTTGACACATTCTTATCGGATCTGTCATATAACTTGAAGGGATTTGGAGATCGTAATTTTATTGCTGTTTCTGGTGAAATGGGTCTTCGTGAATTTGACCGTGTTCTTAGGTCTAAAGCTTCTGGATATACAATATTGTCTAACAATATCTTTATATCTGGTAGTGGACAGGAATTGACATTAGGTGGACAGTTTACTACATACAAGGGCCTTAATGGGATAACCCTTACTATGAAGCATCTTCCATTGTATGACAATCCTGTATTTAACCGTCAGTTACATCCTGTAACAGGTAAACCTCTCGAATCATATCGTATCACTATAATTGATATGGGTATGCGTGATGGCGAACCTAATTTAAGGAAAGTCGTTCGTAAGGGACGTGAAATGGTAGTATGGCATACAGCTGGTGCTGTTGCTCCTCAGGGATTCGCTAATGGTGTCAATACCCTTAGATCGAATGCTAAAGATGGCTACTCAGTTCACTTCTTAACTGAACAAGGATATATGCTTGCAGATCCCACCACATCTGGTGAGTTGATTTGCGATGCAGCATAATCATATTGGTGTCGCAGAGGGGATGGATAATCCCCTTGGACACTAATTATTAATTTAATACTATAACAATGAAAGTTATATTGCGCCCAATAGGCTGGAATAAATGGTCTGGAATTATCAAATACAAAAATTGTTTTGAAGATTTGGGGTCATATTATACTAGGTCAGGAACTTTGTATACAGGACTTAGTGATGAAGAAGAAGTACGATTAGGTGAGAAATTAGGTTTAGATTTAAATAAGAATTCGGAGTATTGGAAGACTTTCTTTATACGTACGAGTGCCAGTGACATCATACTGGATACAGATGATGCAATGGATGAACTTAAATATCTATTTTGTAAATCTCACAAACGTGTAAAGAATTCTCTAATGGAGAATAAAGCTGGTGCTAATTTTGTCCTAATCAATAGGGATGAAGAAGCCAAACGAGATAATTTGTATGCTAAACTAGAGATAGATGCAATTATAGGATTCAATAAAATGACTCCGACAGAACAACGAAAATGTTTACGTATATTCGGGCATAATGCAGATACCATGTCTGCAGAGGTTGTTCAAGCTAAATTGTATGAAGTAGTTAAAGCTAACCCTCAGGCTTATCTAGACAGATGGGTTAATAATACAGATAGGGAAGAACAGGTATTAATAGAAGTTGCTATATCTAAGAATATTATTCGTAGAGATAGACATATGTATAAATATGGTTCTGACACGATTGGTAATAGCCTAGAAGAGACAATAGGATTTTTGAAAGATCCTAGGAATCAGGATATTAAGATAGGTCTTATTTCTGCATGTGATGCAAAAGACTATTATGTTAGAGATGAAGCTCCTACAGAGGATTTAGTACCTAAATTAATAGAAGATATATCAGAATATCCAGCAACCGTAACAAATACGGAAGGAATGGTAACAAAGAAATATACAAAACATACTGTATAATGTCTATATCTGATATGCACATTGGTTTCAAACTAGAGTTGGATAAAACAAATTCCCTTCAATATCCTTCATTCTTACCAGAAGAAATAGATTACTGGTTGAATAAAGCGATAAGGAAGTTTGTTAAGACTCGTTATAGTGGCATGAATTCAAAGCACGAAGGGTTTGAACAATCGCAAAAGAGGATAGATGATTTAAGAACATTAGTACGAGAAGTAACAATTCCTTGTACTACAATAGGAGCTATAAAACCAAATGGTTATGTATTAACTGACAATGGGTTTGATGGTTCCAAATTTACTGCGGCACCTTATTGGTTGTCGCTTGGTGAAGAAGTGGATATAAGTTTTACACCGATTAATCCTGATACAACCTTTCCTAAAAGAGTAGGGGTAACAGATGCAACAGCAAATGATTATAGGTATAAACTAGATGATCCTACAGCAGCGTACATATTACATTATGATGAGGCTAGACCCCTTCGCCTATTTTATAATAATACCATAGAATTTATAACTGATGGTAATTATTCTGTCGGTAATGCTTATTTAAGATATATTAAGTCACCAGATGTAGTTAGTCTTGCAACTTCAACCGACTGCGATTTAGCAGAAAGTACACATGATGAAATAGTTGTTATGGCTACACAATTGGCACTTGAGAATATTGAGCAACCTAGATTAGAGAGTTATTCACAGTTAGTAAATACAATGGAGTAATTACAATAACAATAAAAATTTATGATTCAAAGAACAAATAAGATATTCATCGGTAAGGATATTAACCGCACAGCAGCCATCACGGATGGTATGGCGGTCATGTCCGCTGTTACCACTGGATATGGCGTATCCACTGGCTATGTAGCCAATGGCGAAATTTTGGTACTTGATAAATATAAGAAAGTACTTGGTGTTGGTGCAACTATATCCGATACTGACGTTATTTATATTTGTCAGGGACTAGGTACTTCCTTTAGTATCGCAAACGAAGCTGGTACAGCTATAACTGGTTATCATCTTCGTATGTCTGATCCTATTGATGGTAAGAACGTTAAGAATTGGAATGGTAAAGCATATGTCGCTAAGGCAGAACAAACTACTACTCTTGATTTTACAGCAGTTGCAGCATTTGTAGTTGGCACTGAATATATTATAAGAATTATATATAGGGATATTTGGGAACATCCTGGTCAATATACAGCTACTTATAGGTATACTCCTACTGTAACTACTTTAGCTACTGTTTTAACAGCTTTGGCTGCTAAGATTAATGCTCATAGTGGCAGGAGAGTTTCTGCATCAGCTACAGCAACTACTTTAGTATTAACAGGTTTACCAATTCCACAGTGTACAACTGGTGTTAATGATCTTGATCCATTTACAATGGTTGAGTTTGTTACAGATGTAGATTATGTTAATTCAAGTGGATATTGGACATCTATTGGTCTTACATCAAATACTGTTGTAGAACCTGTTTACGGAACTGGTAACTGGGAAAATGTTAGGGATATTGAACGTGCTGCTTGGGGATATTTAGGTATTACCAACAGAACTCATTATCCTATTATATTACCAGACGTAATGACAGATGCTACAAAGACGTATAACATATATACGATTGAACATGATAACGCTTATCTCTCCCCAGACAATCAATATGTAAAACATACTCCTATTACAACTCAGATTGCATTTGTTGTGCCATCTAGTGGTAATCAAAAGGGAGCAGTTCTGGGTGTATTAAATAGTTGGATGGAATCTCTTCAGGGTCAATTTGCTCCAGTTACTGTGTAATTTATAAATATATAAAAGAAAAATAATTATGGCAAATAGAAACGAATATTTGAACGATAGAGTAGCAAAAGCAAATTTTGCTATTTCATCCTACAGTACCACAGGTAATTTAACATCTGGGGTATATCTTCCAGCCGGAGCTTTAGTTACAGGGGTTACTGTTTTTGCTACAGCTAGTGGTGATGCAAATCATACTGCTGATTCTGCTACTGCAGTTTTGGCTATTTGTAACACAGCTTTGTCTAGTACACAGAGTATAGCTTCTGCTTTTACATTAAAACAATTCTCTCAGACTGTTGCTTACGTACCTACTTTATCAGTAGCTAGTGGATTTTATGTACCGGTATCTGGTGAGTTAATAATGATTTTGGGCAGTGCTACTACAGCACATTCAATGGCACCAGATGTTTATGTAGGATATATACCTACAGCTTAATTTAGTTTAATTAAATAAGTTATTAAGGGCGACGTTCAAAAGGCGTCGCCTTTTTTACTTTAATACAATTATTATATGGCAGTTTCGTTAAATCTAGATTATACTGAAAGAAATGATAACAAGTTACTGACACTAACAGACACATCTACTGGTTGGGATATACCAGCAGGAAGTGATATAACTACTTTAAGTTTACAAATATCTGTTACTACTTCAGACAATACCACTACAGATTACGACTCTATAAATCTAGTAACTATTAATAATATAAATGCTTCTACAACTCAAGCAGAGTTAATATATCAAATTGATGCTTCTATGTTAAAAGTATCAGGTTTAGCTGCTTGGCTTAATACAGATGTATTACCAGATGGTATATATGAATTTAAA